TTGAACGCAACACAGGCTGCGGTCAGGGCTGGTTATAATACAAATACTGCATATTCGATCGGTCAAGAAAACCTGACAAAACCGGTGATTGCGGAAGCGATAATGAAGGCCGTCGAGGATCGGGCGAAAAGGACGGGTATTACACAGGATCGTGTCGTTCAGGAATTGGCGCGGATCGCCTTTTCAAGCGGTGCAGACTTCGCAAAAGTAGTCACGGGCAAGGTCAAACGGAAAATATGGGATCAGGAAAAGAACGAATATCGAGAAACCGAAGAAATTAAACAGTTCGTTGAATTGAAGGACACTGATGAACTGACCCCCGATCAAAAGGCAGCGATCGCTGTAATCAAAGAAACAAAGTTCGGGATCGCCGTTGAAACGTGTGATAAAGTCAAAGCCCTTGAATTGCTGGGGAAACACCTGGGAATGTTCAAGGACAAGGTTGAACTGTCCGGCGAAGTGAAAAGCAACCCCTTTGAAGGGCTGACAACCGAAGAACTGAAGATGCTGATATATGGCGAAGAACAAGGCGGTGAAACTAAAGTTGGCTAAAGGTAGGGAAAAATACTGGCTGACGAATGAAGGCTTGTTCAAGCTTGAAATATGGGCAAAAAATGGCCTGATCGACAAACAGATTGCTAAAAATATGGGGATCGGCTTTAGAACCCTTTACGAGTGGAAAAAGAAGTATCCGCAGATTTCGCAGTCCCTAAAAAGGGGAAAAGAAGTCGTTGACATTCTGGTTGAAAATGCACTTCTGAAGCGGGCATTAGGTTATACCTTCACAGAGGTCATTAGGGAACGGGTCATTGATTATGATCCTAAATCTGGAACACCGATTGGATCACACCTTGAAGTTATTAAAGAAGTGGTAAAAGAAGTTCAGCCGGACACAACAGCACTTATTTTCTGGTTAAAAAACAGGAAGCCGGATGTGTGGCGTGACAAGCAAAAAGTTATTGCTGAAGCGTCCATGACCTTCGTTTCAAACCTGACCAACGAAGAACTTGATGCAAGAATTGAAGAAATAAACAATTTATTAGCGAAAGGTGACAGATTAACATGAAAACAACGATCAAAGAAAAAGTCCAGCAGCTTATGGAATCCCACAAATCAGAAGTAAACATATTACGGGCGAAAATCGAAGCATGGGAAAATGACACTTGGTATTCGGAGAATCGTAAAAATGAAAAAATTGAAGAATTGCGGGGTGAAATTGAACAGCTTGATAAAATGTTCAATGGTGTTTTGAAAAAGATCATCTTGGACGAAAAGAAAGCCTTTATAGGTGATCCCAAAACGAAACCAGCTGACTATCAGATTCAGATATCTAATGCGCTGAAGTTCCTGGAAATGGCTGGCAAGAATCTGACCAACGATCGGGCTTTCGAAATACTAAAACCATTCCAGGACGATTTCGAAACTATGATGCTGTTCAAACCCATTGTAAGCGATATGACTTCTGGTGATAAACTTTGGGATGCTTTAAACAAACAACTTGGAGAAGCCAACATATATGACAACTATGAAACGATTATCAACAATTTCAAAGATATTGAATTGTCGGCTAATAACTTCTTTAATTCTTCAGGAATCAGAGGTTTACACGAACGCCTGACTAGTTACATAGTGTTGGATAAGATTTCCGAAATAGATCAGCTGTTGAATTCCTTCAATGCAGCTTAAAAGAAAGGATAAATAAAAAATGAGTACAAACGTAAATGAAGCAGTCACAACCTGGAACGCCGAACACGCCACGGCTACTGTTGAATTGGAAACACTGGAAGCGACACTGAAAGCAGATTTCAACAAATATGTTGATTCGCTTGCTGCCTACGTCGGACGGCTGAAATCAGCCAACGATGTGAGACAGGGTTTCGTGTGTATTCTTTCCATTGAAGATGTATCAAACGACACACGCACTGCTGATGCTTTCGGTTACAATGCCGAACTGCCGATCGAAAACAACGCCGTTAAGTATCTGCTTGATACAAACAACGACGCCGAAACGAAATCACCTACCTTTGTCCGGGCGTGTGCTTCAGAAAATCTACTTTCACGGAAGGCCGTATAAGGCCATTAACGAAACTGCCCTGGTAGTGGACAACCCTTCGCTATCAGGGTAACAATTTTATTATGGTGGTGATCATGTTGGACGTAAAAGATATATTGAACAGGTATTCAATCATAAAGATCGAGATAAAGTACAAACGTGAATTGCTTCAATATCTGCAATATTATAAGTCGTTCACAGGAAAATCAAGTTCTGCCAGGTCATCGATCAGCAATCTTGAAAATTATATTTCAAAAAGTATTGAAAAGCTTATTTCAACTCAAAAGGCGATCACACAGACTATTAAAGGTCTAAAAAATCCTAAATATAGTAACTTGTTGACGCTCCGATACCTGGATAACTACACCTGGGATCAAATTGCCGACGAAATGTATTTCACCTGTCAGTGGGTTCAGGAACTGCATAAGCGGGCGTTAATCGAGTTTGAAAAACAAATAGCAGCATAAGGTGGTGATTAAAATGAACCAAAACATTGAAGTGATCAACGATAATTTACTGGCAGTCCATTTCCGTTTCATTCCGTTCATTTCGGAAATCGATTACCATCATGATCCTAAATATCCGATGTTCGAAGAATCGGGATGCATTACCACTGACGGTAGAGTTCTGCTGAACAAAGATCACCAGCGATTCACGTTGTATTTGTCCGTTTATCCCGGCATAATGCAGAAATCAGAAAAAAGGATTAACAAAGAATTGGCATCAGCAGCAAAAATCATAAACAAAACGGACGAGCAGATAATTTATACATCTATGCTAAAGTGGGAACTTGCACGCAGATGTAAAAAAAGGCGGTGGAAAAAACATGGGAACTCTTAGAACATCAATAGAAATCTTTAATGGTGTGTCAGGGCCAATGGCGAAGATCAGGAAATCTGTTGATACAGCGGTTGAAGGATTTAAAGCACTTCACACGGCAACAAAAACAGCCGTCAATACATCAACCATTCAAAGAGCCAGTAACGAGATAATCAAGATCGATTCAGCGGTTGACCAGATTGATCAAAGCATTATAAGATCAGGCATTTCCCAGCAGCAGCTCAATAATGGTATGCGGGACGGTGTGTCAGCTGCATCAGGGCTGCTTAATAAAATAAAAAACATTGCAATGACGATGGGTGTGGCCTTCGGCGCACAGAAGATCATTTCCCTAGCTGACGGCATGACTTCAACGACGGCACGGCTGAACTTGATGAATGATGGCCTTCAGACCACAGCCGAACTTCAGAAAATGATTATGCGATCCGCAAATGAATCACGGGCTTATTATTCAGACACGGCTGCTGTGGTCGGTAAGCTTGGGATTATGGCGAAGGGTGCGTTTGACAGCACTGAACAGATCGTTGAATTCGCTGAACTGATGAATAAACAGTTCGTCATCGGTGGTGTAAGCGTTCAGGAACAGACCGCTGCAATGTACCAGCTGACACAGGCAATGGCAGCGGGAAAGCTTCAAGGTGATGAATTTAGGTCGATCCTGGAAAACGCCCCAATGCTGGCGCAGTCGATCGCCGATTATATGGGGCTGACCACGGGTGAACTGAAGGAAATTGCTTCCGAAGGACTGATCACAGCAGAGGTCATCAAGAATGCCATGTTCGCTGCTGCGGATCAGACGAACGCAGCCTTCAATCAGATACCAATGACATTCAGTCAGGTCGGAACGCTTGTAGCGAATACGCTGCTTCAGGCGTTCCAGCCTGTGATCCAGATGATCGGTGCTGGGGCGCAATGGATATATGACAACTGGTCAACCCTTGAACCGATCTTCTATGGGTTGGCTGCTGCTGTCGGTGCTTATGCTGTTGCCCTAGGTATAATGCGGGTAGCAACGCTTATCCAGACGATAGCACAGTGGGGGTTGAACGCAGCCCTTATGGCGAATCCGATCATGTGGATCGCCCTGGCGATCGGTGTGGTCATCGGGCTGATCTATAAATGGGTGCAAAGCGTCGGCGGTCTGAAAGTGGCCTGGTTGATCGTGGTCAATGCGCTTCTGAAGGCGTGGGATTGGGTCAAGATCGCTTTCTTCACGGGTGTCTATTGGGTCATTGACCTATGGGACAAGATGAAGCTGGCCTTCATGAAGGTCGGTTTTGCGATCACCAGCTTCATGGGTGATATGAAGGTCGGTGTCCTGACGATCCTTCAGAACCTGATCAACGGCGCAATCGACATTATCAACGGGTTCATTGAACTGTTGAACAAGATTCCTGGTGTCAATATTGACCTGATTGGAAAGGTGTCGTTCGCTACGACAGCAGCAGCAGAAAACGAAGCAGCGAAACAGGCTGGACAGGCTGCGATCGATCAATATGAAACCGACATCACGGCAGCAGCCCAGGAGCGGGACAACAAACTGGCACAAATGCAAGCTGACGCTGCTGCCAATGCTGCTGCACGTCAGGTCGAAATCGATGCAGCGAAGGCTGATGCTGCGACGGCTGGGGCTTCTGACACGGCACAGGAAACAGCAGCATATTCCGGCGAAACAGCTGCGAACACGGCTTCGATTGCTGATTCAATGGACGCAATGGACGAAAACCTTCAGTATATGCGGGATATTGCTGAACGTGATGTAATCAACAGATTCACGACGGCTGAAATAAAGATCGAGCAGACGAACAACAACAACATCGGTTCGGACATGGACATCGATGGGATTATGAATAAGTGGAACGAAGACTTCATTCAGATTCTTGAAACCAGTGCGGAAGGTGTAGCATAAAAAGCATTCATATCAGGTGGTAGTCAAATTCAAAGACAACCTGAAAAGTCTGGTTCTAGTAAGCGAAACACAGTACAAGTTTCTGATGCAGACACTGTTCTGGACAAAATTCTTATTAAAATTAATAAAAATCTCTTAAATTGTAATTAATTTAGGAGATTTTTAGTTGTTTATTTGACATTTATAGACTGTGGTGTTAATAATTGATTATATAAGGAAAAATAAGGAGGGGAAATAATGCCGATTTCACTTACAGATAAATATAAAATAAAGAAAAAAGAGTTTGAGAAGACTGGAGCATTTGACGTTATTCTAGACGTTGATTCGAGGGTATTTATTGATCCTGCACTTATTGAATCATATAACGAATTTGAATTTAAAGATTGTAAGAAAAAGATAGAAAAGTATTTTAGTCAGATAATTACTTTACTAAAATGTTCAAAAAAAGAAAATGATATGTTTTGGAAAAAGGCTGATAAATTACTGAAGTTTAAGGAAATAAAAGGAACATGCTTTGGTTATTCAAAAAGTAGTACAGATGGAAATGCAATCGGACCAATATATAGATATTCAATTCTACAATCAATAACTGCTTTAATAGAAGCAGGTGAACTTGATCCTACGATTTTTGAAATATTAAGTGTATTTCAAGAAGGTATAGGTTGCGATAGAATAAGTGATCTAATAACGTTTATTTTATTACCAGAAATTTTATCATATACACAAAGGATTCTTAGTTTATTTAACTTAGATAAAGCAGATATAACAAATTGCGGTATTAAATATAAAACAACAATTAATGAATATAATAGTAAACCAATAGTATTATTACCAAAAACTATACTTAGTCCTTTACCAGTTGCTGATGAATTTTTTGATATAGACTATATTTGTTCAGAAAATGAAAGGGTTAGAGAATCAATTAATTCCTATATTGATATTGGAAATAGAAAAAAACTATCAAAAAAAGAAATATATAATTTAATGAAAACAGATTCAACGTTTAGAGCTGCGTTAATTAATGCATATAAAAGCATGATTAAAAGACCCTATGATTTTGAAGAAGATCCAGTAGGTGAATACATATGGTATTTTGCTGCAAAAGAATATGTAAATGATTTTCCATTAAAACTTAATACACCAAAAACAAATAATGAATTATTAGACGTTGTAAATAAAATATGTGAACGATTTAAAGACTTAATAGAAAATAATGGTTTGTGGAGTCTATTATATGATGAAAAACATGAACCAAAACATGAGAGAGCTGCGCAATTATTATTTTATGGTATAGCAGATGCATACTGTGTTGCGAATGATATTGATTTATCAAGAGAACCTAATTCTGGTAATGGTCCTGTAGACTTTAAATTATCAAAAGGTTCAAAGAATATAGTAGTAGTTGAAATTAAGTTGACTTCAAACAGTCAACTAAAGCATGGGTTAGAAATACAATTACCAACCTATATGAAACAGGAAAATACAGATAAAGCTATTTACTTAGTATTAGATAATGGACATCCGAAGGCTCTACAAAGTTTCATTGAATTTTATAATGATCAGAATAAAAAGGTGAGGGATAAGATACCTTATATACTTGTTGATGCAACAAGAAAAAAATCGGCTAGTGTTGCAGGCTAATAATAGTAATATTCAAGAGCGCAGCGGTTCAATACCCTATTGAAAAACCGTCCCCCTATGGCTAGATACACTATGCGCCGGAAGACAGCCTTCTGAACGCATACAGCGTCCTTGACAGCACGTTCTTCGAACCTGGTACTGCCTGTCACGATAAAGGCTAACGGTGACATCGGGACGATTCCTGTATATAACCTCATGGATTGTATTTATTAAGAGAGATTGAAAGGACTGAACGACAGTAAGTGTTACATTTTGAATCAGACAAGAAAATTATGAAAGATTTGCACCCCTTTCGGGGTGCTTTTTTAATGTTCAGGTATCTTAACAAAAATAGAAAGGAAATTGAACTAATGAACATTTTTGCAAGAAGAATGCGGGAATCAATGAAGCTAACTGGAATCAGTCAGTCTGATCTTACACTAATGACGGGGATCAGCAAATCGGGCATTAGCCAATACATTTCGGGGAAATACTTACCAAAGCAGAAATACCTGAAATTGATAGCTGATGCACTTGGAGTGGATCATACATGGTTGGCTGGGTTTTCAGATAATGCCCCCGCTGATCTTCTTCTATCCCCCGAATCGAAGCGTGAAGAAATCGAACTCCTAAAGGTTTCTACAAATATCAGCGTGGATCAGGCAGCTAGGTTGCTTGGGAAATCGAATAATTTCGTTAGGATTGGACTTCGGCGTGGCGAATTGCCTTTTGGGTCAGGTGTGAAAACGTCAAGCCATTGGACGTACTACATCAACCCAAAGAGATTTTTTGAGTATATCGGGGGGCAAGAAAAGCTATATCATCATAACGATTCTATGAAAGTAAAAGTAAAGGTGTTTAAAAAGGCCATACTGAAGCGATCTAAGAAATAATGATTTCGTCAGGGTCGGCCTTTAGCGTGGACAGCTGCCGTTCGGTGTGGCGGTCAAAATGTCGAGTGTGTGGACGTACTACATTAATCCGAAACTGTTCTTTGAATACGTCGAACTGTTTTTAAAGTTTCTTCTTATTGTTATTTCTTTGAAGTCCGGTCTGGGTCATAATAGTTTACTCGTTTCTGAATCGTTAATGTAAGAAAAATACCAGTTATTAATCCTGTAAACGTTTCAATATAGCTTAAAAGCTTAATAATATCATGTTTTATTGTTACTGGTGCATCGATTGCACTTGAAGTAAACGCAGATACTGACATTAAAAATGAATTATAAAATGATCTGAACGAATTATAAAAAAGAGTCAAGCCATTTCCTATTCTAAATTGATTAACGGTTTCGGATATTGTGTAAAAATAATTCTCAGAAAAGTAGAAAATAACAGTAAAAAACATTAATACTGCTGCTATCCATACCCCAATTCTTATGATAGAAGTAAAATTCTTGGTTGTAGCCCAACAAACGGTAGTGCAGAAATAATTGTGTAAACCTCCATTGTCAGGTAAGATAAAAATGA